TTATCAGCATCATAGTATGATTTATTAGGTTCTGGTGAACTCGTTACATCTTTTAATAAATAGTCGGCATCTGTTTTTACGTTGTTAGTTGTTATTTTCCAACTATCTAACATAGCCCTAGTCATGTTATCAGATTCTTGCAACCTTTTAAATGAAGTATTTGCGACAAATAAACACATACCCAAGGCCATAATAAGGTCATCATGTGATCCTTTCATATGGTCTGGTTTACCGTTCTTATAAACAAACTTTTTAAGTTCAGCGGTCAATCTCTCACTTCTAATCTTAAACCCACCTCTAGATACAGCTTCTTCTAAAGCCGCAACAATTTGACTTCTTCTATTTCTTGAGGCAAAGTTTATACCAGGTATGGCGTTCTCGTCAGGTATATAGTACATACTGTTACTATCACCATCTTTGTCGTAGTGTAATAATTTTTTAGGGTAATTCAACTCTTTGAGTTTTTGTGTTGACGCGACACCCATACCACCCGTGATATCAAATGTTGATAGAGCGTCATACATTCTACCATACTGATCAACTAACTGGGCCGCAATATCTGGTGGAATTTTACCATGGTACTCTAAAACCTGCTCGAATGTGTCGTAATCTATAATACACATACCAGTGGCGTCTTCAGAATCACCTCTTGAAACGTCAAGAGCTAAAATATATCTGTGACCCTTTTCTGGTAGTTTCCATATCCATAAATTACTATCCCATACTTTGTCTTTAATTTCTGGGTCTTTAACATTTTCTTGTTCCTGTTTTCTAATAACTTCACCCTCGATCACGTTATCACCAGAACCAATAAAAGCACATTCCAACTCTTGGTTGATCATACGTTTATTGAAATTCATATCTCTACACATGTTTTCATACCATGTGGAGTGTGGTTTATAGCCTTCGCTAATAAATTTAGCTATAACATCTGGATGTAAATCAATAGCCGATTCAATGATATCCTCATCCCTTTCGGAAGCTGGTTTTTGGAACCAGTCTACAATATCCTTAGTTTTAATTAACCTCAAATCTTTACTAAATCTAGGATCTTGCCACCATTTTAAGTGAGTCACACAGAAACTATTATCACCTTTAATGGCACCCTCATATGAAGCATAATAGATTGGATCTAGACCGTTAGGTGTTGAAATCAGTACAGCTTTACCACCAGTACCAATTGAGGCCAAACACGCTGTCCATAACTCTTGACCACCTTCAACGAACGCAGCCTCGTCAATTAATAAGACTGTAGGTGTATAACCACGCAAAGCATCCTGAGATGTTGCAACGGCTTTAATCTCGGAACCGTTAGATAACCTAACGTGTTTTTGTGATGATTTATCAAATGTAACATTTACCCAATCAGGTAATTGTTTAATGAAGTTTATGATTTTATTTTGGAACTCAATAGCCGTTTCCTGTTTGTTGGCTAGAATCAAAACCTTCTCTGGTCTATCTGGGCTTGCGAATGCTGTTAACACCGCTGAGTATGCCGCTGTTACAGTTGATATACCAGCCTGACGGTATTTAAGAACTAAATTAAACCTATGTTTTCTGTAATTAGAAACAAGTGTTTTTTGACCATCAAATAATTCAAAAGGAACATAACCTTCTCTTGTCTTATCAAAAGTTTCAAAATAACTTTCAATGACATAGCAAGGGTCTTGGCTACATTTTGTAAACTCAAGTAGTAATTCTCTTTTGTCTGTAATTTGCTTTTTCAAACTTGTTTCTTTCCATATAAATAGTTTATTATAGTCCTAAATCACTTAAACTAATACCATCAAGGTCATCGTTATTAAAATTATATTCCATAATTTCCATCCTTTTAGTTTTGGCAATAGAATCAATTTCCTTTTTCGCGTAATCAGGTCGATGCTCAACTAATGACATAAATTCGATAAAACTTTCAGCGTCTTTTTTAAAGAGCTCGATTAGAATCAATTTTTTAATGTCATAGTCATCAACATCAATTAAACCGTGTAAATTTCCCCACATGGTTGGGAACAATCTAATGTCCCATAATTCAGCGATGATTGTATCGGTATAATTAATAACTTTTTTAGCGTCTTTTTTTGGTAACCCAGCGACAGAAAAAAGCGAAATAATACCTTTTGTCATCTCCAGAATCAATATCGGGAAATTCATACCTTTCGCTATAATTTTAGGAACTTCTCCGCTAAAGTCAAGGTCAACGTAACCAGCATTATTAGAATCATTTGATTGGATTTGCTGCTGGAAATCCTCATCACTGATTAAGTAGTAAAATAGGTCGTTAGCAATTAACGCTTTTTGGTAAAAAGGTATTACATCAGGAACAATTTTTTCGATATCGTCACGATAAAGGTGAAATATGTAAAGTGCTCGTAACGATGCACCCTGAGAGAAGGCGTTTATAGTCCTTCTTTTAACAACTTCGGCGAGTAACTCTTCATCATTTTCAATCTCCTCTTTTTCTTCTTGTGTTAGAGGAGTTTCCATACTCATTTCTTCAGGTAATTTAATGGTACCTGGTTCCATTATCTCAAGATCAAAAATGACCTCATCATAACCTAGATTCCACTCATCACGTATAATTTTTTCAGCTAAATCACAAAGTGCAACCCTTTTACCACTTTCCATATTTGTTGCACGAAACATAGCACCACCAGCTGACATCATAACTTCCATCGGACTTATGAGTTCTTTTGGGGTTTGGAATGTATTTGAGTAAGAATCGATTAACTCTTTGTATCTTTCAGAGGCAATCATTTCTTCGCGCCAAGACTCTGGGTGCGTACTTTGATCGTAGTAAGGTAACTTACCCAATGGATGGGTTCTCTTTGAAAGTTTTTCAATCGTTGATTTAGCGATCAAATTTGGGTAATCACCCAACTGTAGTCCTGATTTTCTCATAAAAAAAATGCCTTGTTTATTATTAACAAGGCAAATTTAGGTAAAATATTTTAATTAACCAAATTTTTTAAGCTTTTGGTTTCCCTTTTTCATCCTCATTGGGTTTTGGGATGTCAATTTTTGAAGGGTTTTTTGTTGGTGACGGTGTTTTAACTGGCGTCTCAACAGGTGCTTCTTTTTCTAATGGCCATTGATTATTTCTCATATTATTATGAATTTTTTTTGTTTTTTATGTACTCTAAAATATCGGATTTGTTTAACTTTGGTTTTTCCGACTCTGCAATAATACGAAAGATATCTGAATTAACCAAATTTTCTTCAATTTTTTCTGTTTCCTCTTTTAAAACATCTAAAAATCTTCTTAACTCTTTATAAGCCTCTTGTTGTTTGTCATCTTTTAATAAATCCACAACTTTTTTAACAATCCAAGATCTGTTATCTAATTTATCCAATAAACCTTCATAGGCAATGGGATCCATTTTACTGATAACAGTATCATAAGAAGGTTGTCTTGGTTCAACTTTTTTTGATGGGAATAAACTTAACTGTTTTGTGTCTTTTGTGTTTATAACCTTAAAGTTACCCTCAGATTCCAGAGCCTCTTTAGCTTGTTCAAAAGTTTTAATCTCTTCCTCTTCATTGTCTTGCATATCATAATGAAAAACGGTGTTAGCGTAATCAATCACACCATCTTTATCCGTTGTTTCAACAGTATCACCATTCTCATCTTGGATGTTGTATCTTTCATCATCAAATTTAACTGGATGTCTTCTATCCCAAGGTAAATCATAATACGTATACCCACCCGTTAACCTAGATAAAAGAGTGTCAATTGTATCGTTGAACGACCAGTTAGCCGCATCATCATCTTCAGCTTCATTTTGCATAGTAGCTTCAGCTTCTTTTTTGGTGTTCATCAGCTGTTGAATAGCTTCTTTAGCTTTATCCAAAGATTGTATTGTAGCTTCTGGATCAGAAATAGCTTTATTTATTATTTCGTCTGAGTTTTGTGTGTTGTCTTCCATTAGAATTTTTCGATTTCTTCTTTATTTATTATTGTCAGTAGTTTATCCCTACTATAAATTTTTTCCTTAACGGATTCCATCGTCTCACCATATCTAAAGACAAGTCTATCTTCAATTTCTGGTGACTCGGTTTCCCATCCCAAAGATATTATACCCTCTACACAATCATACATTGAAAATGTGTCTGAATGCATAGCGAGAGATAACTCAATATCCTCAGATTTTAATATACCGACAGTTTCAACCTGTTCGACATTTGGTGGGGTTGGGTTTCCACTAGATGCTGGTTGTACATCCCAATCTTCACCATACTCAACCCTATCAAGTCTCTTCGTAAAAATGAACTCGTATGTGTTCTGACCTTTAAAATCTTTGTTTAAGGGGTTTATATAAATTAAATACATAATTATTTGACTTTATTTACTATATTGAAACTCAATTCGTTATCGAATATTAAAGTCTCACCACCAGTTTCAACCTTTATATCAATAAAATATTCTTGCGGAACTAACCAGGTTGTATCTATTGTGAAATAGTTATTATTAAAAGATTTATTAGCAATCTGCCAGTCAACTATCGTTATAACAGCTGGACCCTGTTTCACATACATTCTATAATAAACCGTGTTACTAACATAATATTCGGAAACAGTGTATGGTTTTCTAAGAAGAACGTTAACTTTTCTTTTTTCACCTTGTGATAGCTTCTCTTCTCTCTTGATACCACTTAACGATAAACCATATCTTGTGTCGTCTAACGCATCTATATTAAAATTATAATACTTGTCGGCATCTATCGGAACAAACCTTAATTTTGTGTTTGGTCTGGGTTGTCCATTGTAGATAATATTAGACCAAATGTCATTATATTCTGTATAACTTGTATAAACATCTTCATCACCAGGAACTTCAACATAATAAACACCTTTTGTTTTTTGTTTTACCACGTAATTAACGTTATTAATTTTACATGTGGGTAACTGGTCAAGATTTTGTAATTTACCATCTATAACCGAATAAAAAAACAAGTTATTAGTTTTACCCAGATAAAAAGTAACTCGATCATCTTCTATATGGTCATTATATTGGGTTTCGATAAACGGTTCAAAAAATGTTTGTGTATGTCTTGTGAATAAACCAAGAGCGAAAGTTTTTTGCTCTATTGAGTAGTCCAAAGCTTCCACCGCATCACTAAATTTTAAACAAAACCCATAATAAGTTGTACCTGTTGTTGCGCCAGTTGTTGTAATGTAATCGTTCACAAAATCCGTTATATCCATTTCAACATCTTCATTACCTAAATCAAAATGTTGTGTAGCTATAGGGGTGTTACCGTTTGGTATCGCACCGCTTGGTGTAAAACTACTGGTATTTGTGGCTTTAAACCAATTAGATGGTTCCAAAGCAAAGTCTTTATTTTCTGGTATACTAGTAGCTGAGGGTGTGAAATCGTATCCACTACCTTCATCCCAAAATTGGTTAACGGCGTGTAACTCTAATTCAAAAGATGTTGGTCTATAATTGTCATTAAACAACAAATTATTACTAGTGCTTAAAAAATCTTTAATATCAAAACTAGATGTGTTTTTAATTTTTAATATATGTCTGGTGTCATCATCAACATTTATAACCTTATCTGAAACCAAGTTTTTAATCTCATCAAAAGAACAATAAAATAGGAATCTACTATTCGTAACACCAAAATATAGTTCGGATACCTGGTTTCTACCAGTATTAACATCACTATTTTTGACGATAGTGTTATTCTTATCAAAATATGTTCTATATATGCCCATGATAATAAATATTTTAATTAATGCGTAAGTTATGGTTTATTATGCTTGTTGGTTGATTTAAATTGTTTCCGTTTATTTCTTGGGTCAACTCTCCTTGTAAATCCGTTAGTAGTTTCCTAGCATCATTATTGATGGAATCCTGTACTTGTCCGATTGAATGTCCGTGTGTTAAAACGATATTAATCAACTTATTAATCATTTCCAGTAGTTTTTCACCTCTAACCCAGCCGTATGTTTGGTAACTTTTCTTACCATCATTGGATAGGGCTGATAAAAATTTAGCCACAGTTTCAATTGACATGCCGTCTCTAGGGTTATCCAAATAATCTGGTGAGTTAATACTACTCAAAAATAGAAATTTATCCGCATACATTACTTGGGCGGTTAAATCTTTATTCTCACTTTTTTCTTCAGTTGTTTTTTTAGTTTCTGTAACAGGAGCTTGCAATTCCTGGTTACCCATGAAGCGATCGGTTGAGTATTTTTTTATTTTACCAATAAATTGGTTAAACTCATCAAACCTAACATAATCAAGTGACGATGTGTCGGTTGGTTGCGTTTTTGGTATACCTAATTCATTTTGTAGTTGTATTGTTGGTGTTGTATACTTGTCTCTATTGGAAGGTACGATTCTAACCACAAAATTATTTATATTAGGTACAACGTCTGTTGTTTCATTATTAGCACCACCTGAATTTGGTTTTGTTGGTATTCTGTTAACTAAAGATATAACACTACCATCACTTTTAATCTCTTGGGTTCCTATTAAGTCTGGGTTATAGTATTTTATCTTTTTCTCTTTGTAAGATGAAATTATATCCTCGATTGCTTTATCAAGTAAAGCCACGTCATTAAATTGTAACGTATGTCTAACCGTATATTGATTTCTAATTGTACCAGAGCTATAATCTTTTAATTTATTGTATTGTTTTTTTGTTAAACCCTTTTTACCTTTATTATCTTGAATTGTCTCTAAAGTATCATAAAGACTAATGGTACATTTTATATTTCTATCCGTCAAAGAATTTTTTCTCTCATACTCAAATATTAACTCCACAAAAAAGTCTAAAAAAACATCCTTTTTAGTGGTTGTTGTTTCTGTTTTTTCTCTATAAGTTAGCAACTTTTTGTATTTTGAGATTTGAAATAACGGGTATTGTGTTTTTCTCGCTTTATTTGATATATGATCTAATCTTATTAAAACACGGTTATTCCCAAGAGCAATTTGTTCGTTATCAAAACCAGATAATACTGAATCATTTATATTGTTAACGATATCGTCTGGAGTCGCAGATTTTTCCCTATTATCTTGTTCTCTATATGTGCTATATAAAAAAAGAGGGTCGTTTGTAATTGGTCCAATATATAATTGACCAGCTTTTGTTCTGATAAGCCTAACAATTTGACCTGGTTTAGGTATCATGTTTATGTTTGACGGTAAAAATGGTTGCGCCAAAAACTCGTCAAGAAATTTACCAGGGCTAACGGTGTAAGACCATTCGGTGTACATATTACCGTTAATGTTTTTGTTTTTTACAGCATTTTGTATATCAGTAACGGTAAGATAAGTCTTATACCCTTCATATGGTACAACGCGTATTCTACCGTGATTTAACGGATCTTGGTTATCAAAACAAATACCTAATTCAAAACTCTCCATTAGTCTTTAAATTTTAACCTATCTTTTAATTCACCATAAACTTTATCATACGTTATTTCAACCTCTTCTAATGTTGTTGTTAGTTTCAAAACATTTTCTTTTAAAGCGTCAAAATCGTTTTTTAACCCAAGAAGGATTTTAGCCAAATCTTTGTTGGATTTTTTATCAACGTTATCGTAAATTTCTTTTAATTTAGGGTTATTCATAATTATTGTATTTGTCCGTACCCCATAGAAAGACCAACACCAGTTGTTGTTACTTCAACCTTAGAATTCGTTTTAATATGTGATACCATTAATTTTACTGTTTCTTCTAACGCTATCATTAGATGGTTTGGTGTACCATCTGGGAATGTAGCCGCCGTTTCAATACCCTTTTCACTTAAATTAGATTTAAGATCGTTAATCATAGCAACCTGATTTAAACCTGGCTTCAAAGCCCCACCAATTAAAACTAGCGGCGGTGGTAGAGGTGGCATTGGTACAAAATTAAGTAGTTTTAACAACCTTAAAATTTGTTCTATTATGGATTCACACCCGCTAACCTTAAGACCTTTAAGCGCTTTTAGTAAAGCCAATAAACTTTTAAGAGCTGAAATATAATCAAGACCCCTTTGTTTTAAAAAATCAGCTGATATTTTTTTAGCTAAATTAACGAGATCCTTTTTAATTAGATTAAATATGTTTTTAACCAATAGATCTGTGATAAAGTTACCAATTTTTATTACTATAGGCTTGATGAAATTAATCATGCTTTCTGGTGTTTTTTTACCAGTATCACCTTTTAAAACTAAATACAATTTTGGTACTACCATTAATTTAGGTGTTACAATCATCTGCATTAAAGCGTATGGTATGGCTTTTAATATATTTAATTGTACTTCTGCGTTTATGTTAGGTAGATTAAGGACCGCGTTTGTCTCACCATCATTTATAACCTTATTTAAACCGTTGTTTAGACCATTTTCCAATAGATTGGCAGCTTGGTCTAGGTTAGGTACCTTTTTAGAGTTATCTAAAGCTGGTTCATTAATATCAGGGGAGACTTGGTTAGGGTTTTCACCTGGAAATAATAACTTATTGCGTTGGCTATTGTTGAATAATTCTTCTAATGAGTTTAAAATATCATCTGGGTTTATCGCAACATCTAAATTACCACAAGATGAGAATCTTAAAAAATTATTAGCCCTTAAATTACCGATAGTGTCAATTTCATCTAACTCTTTATTGTTAAAATTAAAAACGTTATCGAAATCTGAATCAGTATTTAATAAACCACTTTCCTCACCGTTTTTTTGTGCTTGGTTAGCGCCATATTGATCATTTAAGAATGGTTTGTTACTGGAATCTGGTTTTGTTGTATCATTTTCCTCACCACAAAAACCAAACATTTTTTTAAGACCCTTTATTAAACCACTTTGTTTGACAATTATTGCTTTATTAATGTTTCCTTTAACAGATAATGATCCTGTTAAGATATCCATTAGAATTGCCATAAAATTTGGGAAATTAAAAACTGGCGTAGCCACTTCTAGGTAGTCCTTTAGGAATTCACCAAATTGTTTTTTTGAATAATATTCACCGAATTTAAATAGGTATGTTGAACTATCGATCGCACTCAATGTAAATAAAACCCTATCACCTTTTTTAAGTATCAGTGGGGATGCAACGTCAGCATTTTGAGCTTTGTTGAAAAAGTAATTTACGTGTCTAGTGACATCGTTACCTTCATACATTAGTCTACCCACACGACTATCGGGTGCGACATTTAATAGACCAAAAGAGTCGATTTCTTGTTTACCCATTTCAATACCCGTTACGGATAGTGTTGTGTATTTTTCTGGTATTACTAAGTTTGGGTCACAACCAAAAGCCTGAAAAAAGGCATCGATTATAACCTTATTAATTGAATCGAATTTTTTTAACTGGGATAAACTACCCTTTAATATTAAGGATTTAAACTCTTTTTGCCCCCTAGTTGATTTAACGAGCTCAACCAAAAAATCAATAAACTCTAATTTATTTAATTTTTTTTGTGAATCGCTAATAAACGGTTTTTGTGTATTAGAAACTACTAATGATCTATACCTTGAAAATATCTCGCTTTGTGAACTCATTATTCATACTCTTTTTCGTTTGTGTCCGATGAAGCACCTTGTTTTTTAATAAACTCTTCAGCCCATTTTCTATCTTCATCTGTAATTGTCATACTAACACCAGAACCTTCTGTTGGCTTACCAGACTTATAAAGAATATCCCCCTGTATTTTGATCAATCTTAGTTTTTTCTCAATAGACGAGTCAATGATCTTAAGTAAATCATTTGTTATCTTACCAACTAAGGCTATATCCGAATTTTCATTAATGTCTCTAGAGAATTTTTTATAAGCGGTTAAAGCTCTATTTCTCTCATCAACAATCTCATTGTATGTTTCTTGCATGAGTTCTTTCATGCTTTCTTCTGAAACATCAACTTTTTTCTTTTTAGGTACCATAATAATGTTATTTATTAATAAATATCAGGCATCCAAATAATTGTCCTTAAAAATCTTATACAATGACTTAAATCTTTTCATACTATTCCTAATTTCCTTAGTATTTAAGCCCGTCATATTTCGTATATACAACAATATTAGATTTTTATTAAACTTTGGTGAGTTCTTACCTTCATTTACTTGTGAGAACAGCTCACGCCATTCTTCTAAAATTTTAGCCAGAGAATGCCCTACTTTAAATTCGTTCTCACTTAAATCATCAGCCTCTAAGTCTTTTCGTATACTAGAGGCCAAAGATTCAATAAAAATTGTTAAATCAAGATCATCATTATCTATTCTATACAATAGATCATCTCTTTTTAACACCTCACCCTCATTTTGGTCAATGTCAACAAGTGACATATTTTTTTTATACTCTTTAACCATTTCGCCAAAGAGATAATTCTTACAGATAGTCCCGAAATATGAAAATGATCTTTTACCCTTTTCTGGTTTGAATTTATCAAACTTTGTCATCAAGAAGGATAGGGTGTCCGCATGTAAATCGTTGAATTCGTAGGATTGTCTGTATAATTTATACGTTCTTATAATACTTTCTATCATTTTATTGATAGGTTCTTGTAAGTGTTCTCTATAAATTTTTTCTCTTTCCTCAACAGTTTTAGCATCCAGAAACATGATCACCGCTTTCTCCTGGTCTACACCATAATAATTGCGATCTTTTTTCTGTCTTGCCATTATCCACCAACTTCATTTTCCTCATAAATTATATGCCTATCTTCGTTAAACATGTATTCTTTTTTGGCTGACTCCATCCAGAATAAAGCTTCTTTTGGATCAATTTTATACTCAACAGCCTCACTGTTTTTATAAAGCCAGAATAATGACCCGTCTCTCATATTTACGTGTTTATACCCTATTTTAGGGATAACCATTGATTTGTATCCGTTTTTATGGAAACGTAATAAGAACTCATAATTAAATGTTAATTTAATCTGTTTTAAACCGTTTATTTCGTTATAAACAGATGTTTTGATTACCATACCGCATGGGTTGATATTCGGGTATTCTAATAAAGTCTCTAGATCGATTGAACCTAAAGTCTCACTAAAGTTGTAAGCCCAAACAGCTTCGTTTGATAGTCCGATGAATTTGTTATCTTCAGATACATCATTAATGATCGGTAAAAACATATCAACATCTGGATAAGCCTTAACATAATCGTTTACATTTTTGTACCAACTTTTTGACACTTCATCATCAAATTCCAAAATACTCATAAATTCTGTTGTAACCTCTTTAGCAGCAAAATTTATTTGGCTTTGGTAATCTGATTCACCTTCGTTAGTTACCACATCAATGTTTAGGTCGTATTTCTTAAAATCAAAAGAGTTCATCTTAGAAATAACATCTAAACAATTGCATGTTACGATTAATACTCTTTCTGGTTTAACATCATTTCTATCAATCGATGATAGTGCGATGTCAAATAAATCATCAAATTTTTGTGTACCGATACTTTCAACTGAATGTACGGGAATTATAACGGTTAAATTAGTTTTGTTCATTTTCTTCTACGGTTTGATTAAAATTTTCTTTTATTTTTTCAAGTTTTGACATTTTTTTATTGAATAAATGTTCAAAAACTTCTATCGTGTTTTTCTCAAACATCTCTCTTGTGTACTTTTCACCGATTGTTTGTGAAACAGTTAATAAATTTTCTGGTAATGTGTCATCTAACCAATTTTTAATGTAGCTAGACAAAATTTCTGGGATCTGATTTTCATCATAAACCCAAATACCATTGTCATCTGTCATCCACTCTGGGATAATATTAGGTACTTTACCAATTACAGGTACATTACATTTAATTGATTCAACTGGGAAACGACCAAAAGATGAGTCATCATCAACCCAAATTGAAACAGCGCACTCTTTTAAGTTTTCAGCAAAATCCTTGTGGTTCATTGCGTGCATATCTTTAAAAGAAATGAATCGATAAATTGGGAATTTTAAGTAGAAAGCTTTGATGATTTTAGCTGCTTTTCTAGCCTCTCTACAGTGGATTGCGATTATAGGTTTTTGTGGTTTTTCACTAGCTGAGAAATTACTTTCAACCATTGGTTCAATGAATTGAACATCTTCAACGGGTACGGTGTCCTCAACCATACTCTTTAACGTGTTAGATGTTGTGATGCATTCTTCAGCCCCAATATCAACCCAAGATTTACCAGGTGAGAAAGCTTCCAACATGTAATCAAATGACTGCACGTAAATAACTTTTTCTAGTGGCATGGAACTAATCTGTTCAAAAACGCTACCATATACTTCTGGTACAATGATAAAATCAGACGGGCCAACAACAAGATTGTTATCCTCAATTGACATATGCTCTAATTCATCGCACTCTGGTGTTAACCAAGAACCTACTTTGATAAAGTCATTTTTTTCATGTAGAATCGCCACATTGTAGCCGTTATTTTTAAGAACAAGCGCTTGATTATACAAATGTATAACGCTAGATTTACCGTTACCCTTTGTGTCGGGAACCAAAAAAATGATCTTATGTTCTTTGTTTTTAATCTTAGCGATTGCGGATTCAAGATTGCTAACTATTTCTTTAGTTTTTTCCATTTTCTTCTTTGTTTAGTTTTTTTAGGAGTTTAAATAATTCTTTAGTGTTAATTATAGTATAATCAGATTTAATGTCAACATTAAATTCATTTTGATACTTTATGGATGTTTTACCTTTAGGTTTTGCTTTTAAGATTTTGGGGTTATCTGTTACCAAAACATCACAATGTGACCAAAAATCTTTCCACTTTTTTGGGAAGACTATTTGCTCTAGATTATAATAGTTTTTACTTAAAAAGAACAACGTGGCCGCTTTAGATCTTTGGCTCTCATTGTTTAATAATAAGATGTTGATCTTATTTTTGTTTGAAAAATCTGATATATTTTTGATAATACCAGGTTCAGTCTCATCCGTTCTACCGAAAACCTCAAAACAAGCGTCATCGTACATAAATCTTTCCAGATTAAATGATTCATCTTTTTTGTTTTCAGTAAATTCAACTTCCTCATCAGTCTTAAACTCTGGTGACTCAACGCTGCCATCAATATCTGGGAAAGAAGCTGATAAATTAAAAGGATTTATAGGTTCTATCGCTTCTTTTTCGAATTCGAACTCATATAAATCCTTTAATTTTGAAATGTGATCTCTTAAAATATTATTTATCGTAATACCTACTACCATATAATTATTTTTAACTAAAAATAATAAAGAAGTGAGGTAAAATAAACACTACATTTTACTTTCGTTAAATATTTTTTCGATTTTTTTAATTAGTGGGTTTCTAACAACATCGTCCTCACCAAGAACTACTGTACCAACCTCATCGAAGTCACTGAATTTTTGAATGATGAAGTTTAACGAACTTTCACCCTTTCTTTTCATGTCAATTTGGTTTTCATCACCCAAGAATATCATCTTAGAGTTTTCGCCAAGTCTAGTCATAATTGTTCTAATGTTATCGATTGAAATGTTTTGGGCCTCGTCAATTATGGTTATTGAATTGTCGATGTTAATACCTCTCATGTAAGCTATTGGCATCTCCTCAATCATGTTATTGGCTCTTAAAAGCTCAACATTGTGTCTTCCGATAACCTTCTCAAAGTTATGCATAAATGAGTACATAAATGGTTCCATTTTTTCTTTCATCGTACCCTTTAAGAATCCAATCTCCTCATCTTTTAATGTTGTCACAGATTTAACGATAACGATCTTCCTATACCTTGGGTCATTCTTAAGGAGTTCTAACGCCATGGCGCATGATAAGAATGTTTTACCAGTACCTGGTAACCCAGAACAAATAACCATCTCTTTGTTTTTTATTTCGGTGATTAATTTTTTTTGGTTTTGGGTTTTACATTTAATATCCACCTTCATTTTATCCAAGACGTTACCGCTATGTGCGCGATTAATCTCTTCAAGAGCCTCAAACTCTTCTTCAGGTGTTAATTTTTTTCTCGTTCTTCTTGTTGTTGGTGTTTGTCTTTTCATGTTTTATTTATTTTTTTATTATTCTATTAACAATTAAATTAATAAAAGACTGATATTCAGTATCCCTTAGGAAATAACTGACGTTACGCGGTGTTGCCCAAGTAAAGTATTTTGGTTTGCCCATGAATATATACCACTCAGCGTTCCACCTATTATTTTTTTCCTCTGGTGTTAGGTCCCTTAATTTATTAACATAGCTAGGGTTAAACCACCAAAAATTACCAGCAAAGTGATCAGTGTGATATTTAAACCAACCATTAATAAGGATTGTTGAATAGTTTGCCCAATACTTATCAACTGGGGTACCGCCTTGGCTAAAATTACAACCAGCTATGTCGTAAGAATCCAAAATTGTGTAGTTATATTTCCAGAGAGAAATGTTATAAAAATCCATAACTTTTCTCCAGTAATTAGAATGGGTACCTACTTTCTTAGAGGAACCCTTTGTATGAATATAGACGCCTTTAAAATTTTCTTTTTTTGATAATTTTTTAATTAATTCGATTGTGGGGTACTCGTATTTATTTTTTACTTTAGAAAATTTTATTTTTTTATCACCATATTTTTTGGTGATGAAATCATATGACTCTTGGTCGCCGTTAACAACAAAAAATAGTTTTTTTGCTGTGTCATATAAACCAGATTCTTTCATTAAATTAACTTGATCCTCAAGAATCTCAACCCACCCGTTTGCACAGTAGATATGATAAAAAACGTATATAGGTTTGTCAAGAACAAAATTTTCGTGTTCAGATAACTGGGATGTTATATTTTTAAATAAAATCTCAGTCGCGGATTCTGGAACAAGCTCAGTTGATTTAAAAACATTTAAAGTGTTAACGGTTTTAACCTTGGGTCTTACAACACTAGTTTTAATCATATTAAAAATAATTTTCGCTGTTTATGTTTTTATCATCAATAAATAAATCATAAGGTGGTTTACCAAATTTTAGTTCATGGTATTTAACACCCCAAGCTTTAAACTGTTTTTTTGTTAATTCAGAATGATCAATACCAGTTACCGAACCTCTTGCGGTCCAATAAACTATAGTATTACCCTCATCATATAGATCATTTATTTTTTTTATCCTGTCAAGCATTGGTTCTGAACTAGCATAATCCGTACCATTGGTACTACAGATAGTGTGGTCAATGTCAACGTATATTAACATACCTTTTCAAAAAATAAAAACTCATAGTTAGATTTACCCTCTAATCGCTTACCAGCGACTAAGTTGTAATTTGTTAAATAACCTAGGATGTAATCGGAATTTGTCTGGCAAGCTAATCTAACATTCTCTCTTTGACTGTAATCACCTCTAAAGATAGTCTTTTTATTGTATCTTATCTGTAGCATCACCTCACTGATATTAGAGTCATTTACATTCCTTAAAAAGTTGATAAAATATTTTTCATCTGGAAAATGTTGTATAACAGCCTGCGATATAAAAATGTCGGCACCTAAATCATTAAATGTTTCTTTATTGTTTACATTGTAAAGATCAACGTTTAAACCGTTTAAATTATTACTAGCTTCAGCTAATTGCCTATCAGATATATCAAAACCAATATATTTTTTTATGTTTTTAGTTGAAAAAAGATATTGACCCAAAAAACCACCACCTATACCGTAATCAACCACAACTTTATCATTAAAATCATATTTACCGATAAAATTATTCTCCCAACTTTTTGTTAGGGTATCAAAATCACCTAGATAATCGTTTATTTCTATGTGCGAAAAAACTGGGTCGCACGTTTCCCAAAAATTTATTAACTCTTTTTTTTCCATAACTATTTTCTTATAAATAGGCAATCCATGTAATCTGTACCAAACCTACCCACCCATTTTGATGAAAAATGTAGGTTATACCCAAGATCGATTATTTTTTGTACATATTCGTTTGTTTTATCTTTTAGATCTGGGTCGATGAAATCATGAAACTCTATAGATATTTGATTTATTTTATTGCAGATTTCTGGTGTCAGGCTATCTATTAAAAAATATTCAGAACCCTCGATATCAATTTTTAAATAATCAATATAATCAACACCAACATCGTTCATTAAATCTGAAATTGTGATTGTGTTAACCATGTATTTTTTTGGCTCCTCTTCACCCCATTTAAAATATTTATTATCTTCCGCTAAAATGTTACCAGCTTCGTGGTTTTCAACTTCAGTGAAAAATAATTCAACATTACTTTCGTTATATATGGCTTTATTTACCATAACAACTTTATCATTACATAACGGCAGTAGATTGTTTTTAAATAATTCAATATTGGGTTCAACACCGACATATTTTTTAATCGAATCTAAACCAAAAAACTCAATAAATTTTTCATAGAATCTACCATCATTAGTACCTAAATCAAAAATAACGATATCATTTTTTTTATTAACTAATATTGTGTGATCTAATAGTGTTTCTGTTCTTATCATTTTCTAAGTGTTTTCATCTTAGCCAACTCACCGCCAAAAAGTTCTCTAGCTTTTATCGGAATATTTAAACCCGCTTCTATATCACGAATACCTTTGACTAATTTAAATAAACCAGATGGTTCAATAGACGCTGAATGGTCGGAACCCCACATAGTCCTATCCAAAGTAATATGACGTTCAATCCAGGTAACACCCATAGGTACCGTTGCAAATGTTGTAACAAGACCATATTCATGACCACTGTACCCAATTTCTTTTTCAGGGTACCAGTTTTTAAGCCAGTTAATATAATTTAAATTCAATTCTTCAACGGGACATGGGTATGTTGAGTTAGTGTGCATGATAACATCGGGGTCACAAGCATTAATACAAGCTCTAACTTCATCTTCGGTACTCATACCAGTTGAGATCATTAATTTTTTACAGTTTGCTTTAGCGTATTGACAAAGTTCTAAATCGGTGATTAGAGCTGAAGGGATTTTCATTGAACCATCGTATGCATTGGCACCGTCAAATTTACGCATGAAGTCAACCGAATCTTTATCCCAAACGGATACAAACCATTTGATACCAATTTGGTTACAGAATAAATCAATTTCTTGATATTCCGATTCACCAAACTCAGTTCTCCATTTATATTCCAAATATGTCATTTCACCCCATGGTGTTTGACGCATCTTACTTTTTTGTTCCTCTGGGACGCAAACGTCTGGGTTTCTTTTTTGAAATTTTACATAATCACATCCAGCGGCTTTAGCCACCATGATTAATTGTTTAGCTACTTCAATATCGCCATTGTGGTTAATACCTATTTCAGCGATTACATTAACTTTGTTGTTCTTCATAATATTTTGCTTTTATCGTTGTTATAATTTCACCAGCGTCAAAACCGTCTATCATCATACTGTAAATGTCTCTTATTACATCCGAATCATAGAATCTAACTTTTACGTTTTTGTTAATAAAATTACTTAAAGCAATAATAACAAAATTAAGATCAAAGTCAAGGGAGTGTGGTTTATTCTCGTCAAAATACGGGTTTACGAACTTTGAGACTCCGTGTTCTTTAAAAGAACCGTCAGCGTTCATCCTACTATATAGGTTGTAACCAACTATATTAATACGTTTAGTATTTAATAAACTAAAGAATAACATCATACTAACACCAGATGTTGGTAGGGGTAGCTTTTTGTTATGTTCCCTTCTCTTTGTTATTGAATAATATGAGTTTGATCTAGCGCACATAAAGTTAAATGGGTCGACATTGTGCGTGCTTGTTGGGTGTTGTTTTTCTAAAGTTTTTCTAACATTACTAGTTAATAACCACAATTTATCTGGGTTAAAGTTACCGTTAGTTATTTCGTTTAATAACGCTATTTCATTTGTTGAGCAATAATAGTAATCCACATCAAACAGATGGGCCAATTTAAAACCCCAATTTGTTGTCACAACTCTAGTTTGTAATATTTCAGGTAAAACCGAATATAACATTTCATTACCGATACCAGATGAAACTAAACTAACACTACCTAAATCAACAGATAAAAATCTATATTTTTTAGAGTAATCTAGCCAAAGTTTTTCAATGGCTTTATAATCTTTTTCAAACTCCTTTTGTTTAATATTCCAAGGTTTTTCACCAACATAGTGTATAACTTTTATATCTTTTAATGAGTTAGTTAATTCAGTCGCTTTAGAATCATCAAAACATCTTTTTAATAAGTTATAATCTGATGACAAAAATAAAACGTCAAAATTTTTCAAATACTCGTTGAGTAGGCTTTGATCCAAAAATTTCGGATTTGTTAATTTAGGGAATAGATCTAACATGTTTTTAACATGTTCATCTGATCGCATAAAAGAACCACTCAATAATAAAAAACCACCATTTAATAAAACATCATCAGAACCAGCTTTTTTAATAATTGGTTTCCTTATATACTCGGATGTATCTCTCGTTGCAGCAATGTCATGGTCAATTAGGTATAACTCCCTTAAAGAGTTAACAACTAACATATCGCTATCCAAATATAAAACTTTATCGTAATCGGTAAAATTAAAGGTTTCAATTGTTAATACCGATGGTACAAATCTATGAAAATTTTTACTTATCTTACTTTTAAATAAAGTTATCACATCGTTGTAGTGGCCAGTTGTATCAATTTTTTTAAAAATTGTTTTTCTATAAAACAGTTTTAACTCATCAATTTTTTCGTCAGATAATGGTGATAATTCATCACTATACATTATAATCAGATCCCCGTTAAACCAAGGATTGTTCTCCAAAAATGAGTTTATAAAAACATAAAAATGGTCGGCGAAAGGGTTATTTAATATTGTCGTTAATGCGTATCTTTCGGGTAAAACCCTATTCATTTTAATTGTCGCTTTATCTGTCAAATCAATTTTCACCACCTCTTCTTTTTTAACTGGCTGGATAGCGGTAACCTCTTTCTTCTCGATTGTAGGTTTTATTGTTGTTTTATATACAGGTTCTTCCTGTATATGTGTTTTTTTCTTTATATCTTTTTTCTCTGGGATAATATTAACTTCTTCGACAATACTATCTTGTATCGCCGCATCAATATTAACCTCTTTATCAATAACCTCTTGTTTGATTAATTTGCTGGTTATAGCCCTATTTTTCTTTACGAAATACCCCATCTAGATCGACTTTTGTGTCAACGTCTGTAACATCATCAATTTTTAAAAAAAATGTTTCATTGTTATATAAATTATTATTAAGTTCATTAAAGTAACTAATATTAAATATAGCTATATAGTGAGAAATTTCAAATAATAACGGATAATCTTGCCTTCTGTATAGATTATGCTCAATTAATTGTTTGCCTTTGTTATCCCCTAAATCAAACATGTATAAATAAGGGTGTGTACCTTTTATATCTTTTTTACATAAAAGGGACTTGCTAGAACTTTCAAGAAAAGTGTTATAAGCCCTTTCAACGTCAACCCAAGTCCTCTCTGGATATGTGAGATAAAGCATTATAACAACAGATTTTTCATCAATATCACCACTATCAATGTGGTATTGTACCACATCTTTTGTACTGGTTTCATCTTTAGCTAAATTATCTGGTCTAATAGAAACATTTAAACCCATTGACCTAGTTTTTTCAATTAAAACCTCATCGTCTGTTGAGATCAGCACTTTATCAAGCAATTCAGCGGGGATAATATTAATCGTGTTATCGAATAAAATCCTATTTTTAAAAGGGAGTCCTTTTGAATTTCTTCTAGCTGGGATCAGTATTGTAATATTATCCATCAATTAATAATTTAACTTTACCATCTCTTATTAATTCACTAACCAAAGATTCCTCAATATTCGGCGCGTGCCCTTTCATTACCGAGTCATCCTCATAGTAGTGTACACCGTTTTTAAAAAAATCAAAACCGTGTATCTTTACGGTATAACCTTGCTCAATAAAATAAAATATCATCACAAGACCAGTGGTGGCCCATGAATTGTTTTTATTAATAAGTCTATTAATTTTATCGTAAAAACTAACTGGTATTATGGTATAACCATTTTCAGTTAGTTCGTTAATTTTTTGGGTGTTGGGTGTTGCAACGCTAGGATAAACAAAAAACCTTTGGTCAAACTGAGTATTATCATGTTTATTTGACATGCCAGTCTTGATCCAATAATTTGTTTTTTTACCAACAAATCTTTCAAAAGATTCTGTTTCAAAATTATTAAACCTGACAACGATATCATGTGAATCTATTAATTCACCACATTCGTTATTTAAACAAGAGGGACCGTTACCAATTAATAAAATTTCTCTCATAAAACCTTTTTAATTTTGTTCAATTCAGAAATAAACATTTCTTCATGTTTTTCCGCTGAAAAGTCATATTGATAACCTAAAGCCCTATCACGATTAAATTTACTTAATCTCTTGTGATAAGCTCTCATCTTTTCTAAAAAATAATTTAAACCTATTTTTTTTAAATGTAACAGTTTAATTGGTTTATCATAAAAAACCACATTACCTTTTGGTGAAGCGACATGACAACCAAAATTATAGTTTATTTCACCGATCTCTTTTGGTTTGAACATACATAACTTATCAAAATGGTTATGTTCATAACCGTGTGTAACATCACCAAGTAAAAAACCAGATTTCGTTAAGTCAAAATCTTTAATCATCATTTCAAAACCAGTTGGTTTTATGATTGTTGCACCACTTTCATTAAAATCCCTTAGATATTGACCCAGATCATCTGAATAAAGGAATTCATCCATATCACAAACAATAACAATGTCAGCGTTTTTAGATTGCTTCCAACCGTTATTTTTGATCATTAAATACGCATCATCTCTAATCTCACCTTTAGTATCGTAGGGTACAATCTTAACCTTAGGGTGTTTTTTTAAAATACTAAGGCTTTTGTCAGTTGACATATTATCGTAAACAACAATATTATTAACAAAATTTTCATAGTGCCTTAGGAAATGCGGTATTATTTTCTCCTCATTCCAGCATAGTACGTGCACATCAACTTTAGGTAGTGTTTGATCAAAAACTATGTGTTCATTTTCTTTATCAAGGCAAATTGGTAGATACTCAGAATAGATCTCTTCAAATAATTTTTTATTTGATTCCCATTTCTCACTAGTTAAACCAACTGATTTATGTATTATTTCGATATTAGACATGACACCCACATCAACACCTTCTAAATAGTTTTCCACACAAAAAGGTATATCATAAAAATGGAACCCTTCGAATCTTTGGTCGAAGCCAAGAACGATCCTGCGCCTATGAACAGCCATAAATACACCATCAACCGCAACAACTTCTTTTAACTGATTACCGTAGCTCTCAGAATACTTATTTTCCCATACTTTTGTTCCGTCCGTATGTTTAACGCGTCCGTGCATCGCCTTCCTAACTTTCCACCACATACCATCTACCATGTGCGTTGTACCAGCAAGGCCTAGAATGCCGTATTCTTGGTGTCGATTAAAAGCTTTTATAACCTTTTCACCCCAGTTCTTAGTATTAAAAATAATATCGTCATGGCAGAAAACAATAATATCACTTTCAGCTTCCTTTAAACCTTTGTTATAGACTTCCGTTAAAGAATATTCACCGTTATTTTCATACGGTAAAACCTCTACACCCTTATGTAGGCAAGTTTTTTTTAAATGCTCAACAAAATTGTCGTCTATTTTTCTGGTTGAAAAAACGATACTGATTTTAATATTATTCATACTCTTCTTCTACGATTAAAGGTCTTTCTAACGTATCACCTTTATATTTTAAAACGGGTATTATACCCTTTATTTTTTGAATAAAGGTAAACTTATCGGATACCTCGTTTAGTTCACGCTCAATAAATGTGGCTAGTTTGTAATCTTCAGAATTCATTGGGTAGACAAAGGCATATAAAACTTTATCACCCACCTGTATTCTTTTCCCAGACCACACCGTTTTATATTCTATACGATTAAGAACATCTGGTGTAATCGCATTGTAAGCCTTTATCTGATCCTTAAATTCTTCTACCATTATTTAACACCTGTTGAACCAAATCCACCTAAACCTCTATCGGATGAGGAAAGTGAATCAGTTTTTATAAATTTAGTTTTATTCATTGTTTGAACCCCAGCAATCACCCCTTGGGCTATTCTATCGCCATTGTGGATATAAAAAGGTGCCGCATTATCCGTGTTATACAATATAACGCCAATCTCACCCCTATAACCAGAATCAACGGTACCAGGGCTATTCAAAACCATTATACCGTTTTTTAACGCTAACCCACTTCTAGATCTAACTTGTAGTTCAAAACCAGTTGGGATTTCGAAATACAAACCAGTTGGTATTAAAGCCCTATTACCAGGCTCGATTTCAATTGTTTTATCGAGAAAAGCTCTTATATCAAAACCGCTATCACCCTCTTTTTCGTAAGTGGGGTCTGGATTGTTAGATTTGTTGATAAATTTCACTTTTAGTTTAACTGTCATACCATCTGAGTCAAACTCCCAACCACCCATTAAATCACTTGTTTGTTTTAGAATCTCATCTAATTCATTCTTTGTTTCATCATCAAAGAATTCACTCATGTCCAAATTTTGTAGGTTATCCATATTTTATATTAATGTTTTGTAAATTTCAGCTCTGTCTCTTGTCACATTATTTAAATTATACGCGTCTTTAACCGTTTCATATAATTTTTCACCAAGGTCTTTAACCAAATTAGGGTTATCAACCAATCTTTTAACGTGTTGGCTCCATTGTTTATGATTCTTGTTTGGATCTACTAACAACGCATTACCAGCCTCATTAAAACCACCACCCTTTTCAATTGCTGAAATTAAATCAATTGTGTACGGGCCGTAATTTTGTGCAATAATAGCTTTTTTATGGAAACCAGCCTCAATAATTTTTAATTGTGACTTATATTTGTTAAAAGAGTTTTCAGCTAATGGGGCTAATGCGACATCAAATTCGTTATAACCTTTAGCATATGACTCGATACTTTTTGTCCATATTCTTTTATACGGCATATCACTGTCATCATAAGTTAGCTGTTGGTCGAACTTTAACAAATATTTTAAGTAATCTGGGTATTTTTCCAGTAACCTAAAATTATCGGTAACGAAAACCTCATACATGAACCAACTTGTTTCGATTGGTTGCATTTGTCTTTCCATCCACTGATTAGTCTCCTTGTTGAACATTTTAACCTTACCCCTGGTATCGTAACCACAAAGAACAAATTGAACTTTATCAGCATATTCTTTAGCTCTTTGCGGAACACCTTTCAGTAGTTCAATGTCTTTTATGTGTGATGAACCACCAAGCCAACCAAATCTAAGTCTATTTGATTCTTTAGGGTTTGGTTTAAATTGTGGTTCGTTTGGATTTAATGCGTTAGGTAAAATAACACAGTTTTTGTTGTATTTTAAAACCTCTTTTTGTAGGATACTAGTTGTTACCGTAATCAAATCAGATTGTTTAATCACAGATATTATTGTACCAGCAAAATTAGAGCTTTTAGCTTGGTTATACATCCCGTGTGAAGGATCTAAATTCCAGTGGTCATCTAAATCGATGATAACTTTACCCCCAAAAGATTGTATTTTCTTAATAACGTCAACTGGGTTGAAAAAATTATTACCTGGGACCCTGTGGAAGAAGAATAACTGAAACTTTTTCAAATAAGCCTCATCGTCAAAATTAATATTATGGTTGATCTCAACGAAAAAATCGGATCCATGGTTATTTTGTAAAGTAACATGCGGGTCAACACATCTATATTTACCAGACCCAGCGCGATCGTTAGGGTTTACTAGGATATTTATCTTACTCATTAAATTATATTTCTATAATAATAAGAAAATTAAACCAAAAATCAAAATATAATGTAAAATTTATTTTGGTACAACCACCCCTCGTCTACTAACGACATCGGAAGCCATTAAATTACCAAAATCTATGGCCTTAGCAATATCCGTGGTCTCAAAATATTTTAATATAAACGCTGATGTGAAGGTATCCCCAGCCCCACTAACATCAATGGTGTCTCTAGGGTCTTTTGACGGGTAAATAACCCCGTTAAACTCGGCTCCGTGTTTACCTAATGTTGTAATTATGTTTAAACCCTCGATATCTAATTTGTTTTGTGATTCTCTTTCACTTTTATTTAATTTGATGAAATCAAACTGTTTAAATAGGTTAGACATTTTTCTTTTACTGTCAAGAATAGATATTTTCGCGTAATAGGCTATCTTAGATATAACTTCATCCGTTAAAAAACCTTTGTTATAGTCACTAACGATAACAATATCAGATAAAAGTATCTTATTTATGATAGGTTCTGTTAGTACGAGCGGTGTTATATGATCTTCACCCTCGTCAACCCTCACAATCATTTGATTACTTTTTTCATCAACAAACCTTGTTTTAGTTATCTCAGTTTCTTGTGTGATAAAATTTATTTCACAAGACTTATTAATAGCTTTAAGGTTCTCAACAACATTACCAGCCATCCCAGGATTTTCAACAACCCTAAATGGGTTTAATACTGGTACAGGCGCTTCTGGACAAAGTCTCGTAACATCACCATAAATAAATTTGTCAGTACACATTTCACCGATAACGGTCACTAATATCTTATCCATATCACAAATATACAAAAAAAATGAGGGTAAACAAACCCTCATTATTAAAAATTTTTATAGTAGTTAATATTATTTTTCTACCTCATTAACGATTTCGTCAAATTTACCAGATTTAGCAGCCTCAACAAAATCAGCAAATTGATTTTTTGTCCAAGTTGTTATACCTTCTGGCCCGTTTTTATCACCTAAAACAATTGCGTCTGATTGAACTTCAATCACTGGGCAGCACTTATTTTTACAGAATTTAATTACGTTGTTTTCCATTTTTTTATTTCTTTGTTGTTTTGTTATTATTTTCTTTTAAAACATTCAATTTACCACCAAATACTTTATCACCGATTTTTATTTGGAAATTCTCATCGATGCTAGTTTTTTTAGCTTGCTCCTCAAGAACTGTCTCAACAGTTTTTTTAATGATATACTCAATTAACTGTACATCCATTACTGGTTGTTGTACTGGTTGTTCTTGTTGTCTTTGAGTTGGTTTATCATATTGCTGTACAACTTCTTGAATCTGTTTCATTTTAGGTTGTGCCTGGGCAACTTTTTCCATTAAACTATCCATACCAACTGGGACTGTTGGGTCCACCATTGGGTTTTCGATAAAGGATTGTAGTATTTCCTTAGGCATTTTAGATGTGCTTAAATTTTTCATAGTATTTTTAGGTGCGTTACCGCCAGCCGCTCTAGTTCTAGCAACCATGTCAGCTTCACTAAGATATTCTGGTTCACGTTCTGGCGCATCATCAGAATACATAGCTCTGTTTATTTGTGGTTGTTGGCTCATACTAGTCCCACCAGTATTAGCTTCAACTTTTTGCATTACCTGTCTAGCTTTGGCGATACCTTGTGCCAATATACTCGCTTTGTCTTGGTTATCCATATATTTTATATATCCATTTTAAAAATCCAGAACTATGAGTCTCATTAATTTCAACGCGTTCCTCATCCTCTGGTTTATTTTCTGGGGTTGGTGCTTTATAATTAGGATCTTTAAAGTTTGGGTCTTTGGGTCCAGCTGGTTTACTAGTATCTACAAATGAAATGGCTTTATCACCATCCATCTTTCTATCAGAACCATCTGTTCTATAACCTGATTGTGGGTCAAAAGTTTTAAGTTCTTTACCAGTTGAATCAAATAATATATCCACAGTCCCATCTTTAATCTCATCCACAAGAAATGTTTTCCACTTTTGGTTTGCTGTATTAGTAACCCCAACAGTTTGGTATGCTCTAAGCATCCATTTACCAGTAGCCTTACTTTTACCTAAAGCAACTGGTTGTACACGTCTATAGTTTTGTTTGGTGTACTTTTTTTCGTTTGGGTCGCTAACTTTGACACCCCTATACCAGAATACGATCTCATATTTATTTTCGATCGCATATCTTAGCATATTAAGCTTATCATCACCCGCGTTTTCAATTATAAGCATATAATTTTAAAATTAAACAACAGATGAGTCTGGATAAGTATTATTTTCTTTGTAGTTGTTAACAGCAATTAGTTTAGATCTTTCCTCAACATCGGTTTTGTTACCAATGCTACCTTTACCCTTTTCGTCACCATCAGATAACGCGTTTGGGTTAGTTGCGCTATATTCAAATGAGTTTGGTTTATACTCGTTAATTGGGATTAACTTACCATCTCTTTCTTGTGTGGCAACTTGTCTTAATTGTTCAGACGCTGGTACCTTTAAAATATTGTCAGCCATGATTAAATTTTATTTATTAAGTTTTTTATTTTATTAACACTCTCTAATAACGCACTATTTGTCATTAAATCGGGTGTATCCATTATTCTATCATCCAAACTAGTATCAAAATCATCACCTTCAGAGTCTTTTCTGAATTGATTGTCCATACCAGCATTAGTTCTAGCAACTTTATTACCGTTTACACGGATCCTTTCGTTTTTTATTAGTTCTTGAACCCATTTATTCATAACTTCACCACCATTAAGCTCATATTCAACTGGGTTAACATTGTCTTTGTCAACATTATCGAAATAAGATTTAATCATAACTAGATTAACAAATGGTTGGTTGGGGTTATTCAATAAGTGGTTAGCTCTTTTATACCCTTTTACCGTTTTTTGATCACCAAACTTATTTAATACATTTTTTATATGATGCAAAACTTCTTCTGGTATATCGTATCGATTACCAATTAATTTAGCATTTTCTTCATATAAGAAATTAGTTTCGTTAAGCATTGTTTAATGATTTTTCAAAATACGATAACAAAACCTTTTTTTCAGCTTCATTCATATTTTCGTTAAAAAATTCGATGAGCTGGTCGAATTTACCTAATATTAGGTTTTCTTTATCTTTAATTTCTTCGATTGTTGGTAATTCTTTAGGCATTAATCTATCACCTTCGTTTTTTCTAGACAAAAGATCTTCGAGCATTTTAAACGCTCTTTCTTTGGCAACCTTTTTTAACTCCTCTTTAGGCGTAGCTGGTTTAACATCTTTCATTTTAGGTTTTATTTCCACAAAATAATCCTCAAATGTGTGTTCCATACCCTTTTCATAGAGATATTCATAAAACTTTTTAGGGTTATCCTTATGTTTGTCAGCCTCTTTGTTAAAAGGTAGAGTCGATTCACCGTAATATCTTCTATAGTTCTGGAAAACAAACGGTTGTCTTGTTTTCATGATAGTAGCATCGGTTGTATCGTGAGTTGTCGCGGTGTAATCAATATATTTCTTATCACCTTTGATTATATCACCGTCAGAATCAATAAACTCCTTAATATTTTTATTACTTTCCATTCGATATTTTATCTATAAATATCGGTGATTTAAGTAATATTTCAATTAAACTGGAATTTCTTCATCAAACCCAGGTAATTTAAAGACAATGTTATCCTCAAACCAATAATCTGGCTCATAATTTAGTTTAGCCCAGAACTCCCTCTCCATTTGTGATGGGGTGTAGAACTCATATAGTGTATCCTGATCCGTTACCTCATCTGGTTCGTCATTAACCAAATCTAACTCAGATTTAAGGAACATTTTTTTATCTTCTGGCTTTGTTATTAGGATATCATATCTATGCGCTTTTGGAAACGCCACTAATAACGGTTCAACTTTTTTATTAAATGAGTCTAAGTATTTTGGTACGTTATATTCACCAATATAGTCAGGTTGGTTTTCTATAATGTCGTTTGGTACCAATGAGGCGTACATATTACCGTTTTTATCTTCCTGGGCATCACCGTGTGATTTAACCTTACCGTTATTCACATAGTATATAGTATCACCGAGATTCACATTTAAATTATGTTGTATGGCTAATTCCATGTGAGCTTGTTTAGCCAATTGCTTACCGTTTTTATCCCCACCACGATTTATATAATCATTTACTGACTTTTTAACTCTCGCCTTTGTTGCGATTTTAGCTAACGGTATTTGTCTGTTGTAGATTTTTTCAGCATACTCGTGGTAATACTGCACAAATTCATAACCCTGACCGTTCAATAACATCTTCATGGCTTTACCTAAAAACTCCTCAATATATAAAGGCATAGCTTTAGATTTGATACTGTTACCCGTTAAACTAACAGAACCATCATCTTCTAATAAGGCGTAGTTTTTTCTAGACAAATTAATGGTCGCTGGCCAAATACCATCTAAACCAAGACCCATCTCACCTCGCATATAGGTGTCGTTAAATTCAGCCACAACAGCTTTAACACCAGTGTACTCTTTACCAGCTTCAACCTCATCATTTAAACCCTTTCCGATGTATTTGAATGGTTCACCATCTTTAGGGGCCATGAAGTTAACACCGTCTGTATCTAACACCAGTGGTTCGTAACCTCTTTTTGTGTAGAATTTAACCATCAACCTCAAATATTGTCTTGCCGTACACGTAATTCGCTCACTCACATCTATTTCAGCCCATTGGAATGCCATTGGAGCACCAAGGGCACCGAACATCGAGTTAATGAAGATCTTAAGAGGTAACTGTTTACGTTTATATTTGTCGGCCAATTGATAATTACCCTCTTTTTTGTATTTATCCGATAATTTTTTGGCTTTAAAACGTTCGGTGTGGAAGTATTTCAACATCGATTTCATCGCACCGTTGATATCAACACTTGGGAATACATCGTGAGCCAACTGAATAGCTGGATAAAGTGAGTTGTAGTCCATCTTTCTTAGTGTGGTTGAATAACCCACCTTGAATAGTCTGGACAAACCACCTGTGTAATCTCTTTTTGTGTCAGAAATAGGTATTGCTAGGTCGTTTTCAAAAGAATAAGCCATCATAAGTAACTTCCAAAGACCAGCGGTACCCATTGTTGAGACCCTTTGATATGTGGTTGGTACTAATTTAGCTAACAAAAAGGAAGATTGGTTATATACCGCATCAACTTCCATTGTTTCCCATAAGTCATCAATAAGATATCGCTCAACAATATATTTACCGTCAACTTCTTGAATGGAATTTACATAAGCTCGTAACGCTCTATAAGTGTCCATTAAAAAATTAAATGTTTTTGGGGCTCTCATCTTTAATTGAGATAACCCACTACCAGGAACATTCGTTGGGAATACGACAGTTTTGCCGTTCTTTAGGTGTTGGATTATTTCTTTAACACCCTCATTAATTTTAACCTTATTAGTATCAAACTCATTGTCGTTAAAGAACGAATCATCGGTCATATAAGGTTTTTTCTTTGTTATGATACCAACAGTGTTCGGTTCACCGCGCATTTCTTTAGCCTGACCACCATAACCCTCTCTTAACTCATTATCACCGTAAACAAATATCTTATCTGGGTTTTGTTGGACGTGTTCTCTGGTTATATTATCCATGAACTCGATTGTTGGTTTTGTTGTTGTGTATCCACCATCCCGATCATCAAAATAATAAGGTTTATCCGAGTACCAAGTATTACCAATTTTATCACCAAGAATGTAAACACGATTTTTCTTAGCAATCTTGTTGTATTTACAAACGTATTTTAAACCAACCGATTTCATACTGGAATCAATCGCCTGTGCACGTCTAGCTGAGTGCATAATATCGATAACACTGTAACCGAACATATTTGTTTGGGTGTAGTCCTCAACCTCGTTACCTAATTTGAGCATCGATTGTTTGTTATTTATTAACTCGCCAACCTTAAGTGTGATCGCTATTTCTTGGATATTTAAACCAAGGATTTCACATCTTTTAAAGAAGAATGGCCAGTCAAAGTTTGCACTGTTATAGCCCGCAATAATCGTGGGTTTAATATCGTTAATTCTCTCGAAGAATTTAATAATACCTTGTCTTTCGGATTCATCATTATCTTCAATAGGTATGATTTCTTCAACACCTTTGTTTGTGTAGATACCGATCAAGAAAATTCGATTGGTTTGCGGGTCAAGACCTGTTGTCTCTAAGTCGAATATGAATTTATGAATATCATCATACTCCTCAAAACCCTTAAATAGTCGTTTACCAGTATGTATGAAATACTGCTCGACTGGTGGTATCATTAAAAAATGTGATTTAATGTCGTGTCTTGTGTCGTAAATATAGATACCGCCCTCTCTGAAGAAAGCTTTCATTCTTTCATTACCTTGTGTACACGTGACCAAATACTTATAACCATCAATAAGTTTTGGGTGGTCACCGTGCTCAAGCACTTTAATATCAATACCGTATCTTTGTCTGGCCGCCTTGATCTTTGAATCGCTGTTTCCGTAAAAGTTTGTTAACTCCTTAACCTTATTAAGGTTTTTTATCCACATAAAAGCCATTAAAGGCTCCGTTTCAATATAATTACCACGTTCTGGATCTTGTTTTATCTTATGGATTAAATTAGTTTCTGCGTCATACTCGACATTGACGATGTATTTCTCATCGTCATGCCCATTAAGGAACTTTTCTATATTCTCAAGCGAAATCTTATATTCGGCCATAATTTATTATTTTGGCACAAATATAGTAATAAATGTATTAATAGTGAAATTTTCTACAAAAAAAACTTAAAATATTGATTTTAAACAATATCCGTTTTAATAAACGAATCCAAAATATGGATATATAATTCTTCTTGTATTGGTGCGATTAGCTCACCGTAAACAGATGTTGGGTCCGCTAAATCAAAAAGGGTTAACTTAAATTCACCTAAAAAGATACCAGGTTTATCAGTATCATCTTTTGTAAACTGATAGGTTACAATGTAATGTTTGTTACCATCCTCATCACATGGATTCTCTAAAACAATCTTAGCTTCTTTATTTGCAACCTTATAAACACCAGTTTTTTCATCTTTCATTGCAAAAGTTGCCACGCAATTTTCGATTAACTCTTCGAAACGTCTAAAATCATTACGCCCATCTCTGAAAACTTTCATTTTCAAAATGGGTAATGTTGAATTTTGTCTTATACTGAATACCATTAGAATAATTTATTAATAAATATCTTTCTACCCCCTTTTATTGTTCTTAGGTCATAAATATTAGCCATTGTATTAACTATCTTTTTAACCTCAACACTATACAAAGGTACACAATACATTTGAAAATCTTTAACCCCACCTAAAAAGGTTCCAGCAAAAAACTTCTCAAGAACTGTGTTTATTCTTTTTGTCTCGTCTAGGTATAGGGCATCTAACAAATTTTGTGTCCCACCACCAAACGATATATTAAACGGAACGCCTTCTTGGTAAATGCCGTCAACATCTAATTCGTGTGGTGTAACCTCAACAAAGTCATGATGTCTTAAAACCATAAATCCATTAAGATATATCGATAATGTACCTCTTCTGTATTTTCCGTATAATAACTCACAGGCATCGTTGTAGCCAAAATCCCTTTCAAAAACAGCACTTACGTGTAAGAATTTTTTCTCGTTTACATCTATGACTGGTTTTTTGGTGTAGCCCTCTTCTATTGTGAAATATTTTGTCACAATTAATGATACGGTGTGATTTGCACATGGATCATCTGGTTGTAACACAAAAGAATTTGTTGTTATA